ATGATGTGAAAATCATAATAAAGATTATTCTGTGCCGGGGAAAACTGACCTTCATAAAATGTAAATGGATAATTAAATCGACTATCCTCACCAACATAGAACGGAACTAAGTTCCCTGTATCTTCTTCAATTTTATAGTCGTAAAAACCACCACCCCCAACAAAACTGTCTGAATATTTTCTTTTCACAAGCGCATAATCATCACCACTTTCATCATCCCAAATCAAAAACTTGTAATTCATAGCTACGTGTTGAGCCATGAGTAATGTATTTAAGTTTTGACTAAAGTTATTTCCAAACAAAAGATCTATAAGTTCAATATCAGCAAGCTGAGTAAATACGTCTTTTGATATTTCATCTCCCCTAAATCTTCCTTGCGAAGATGGAAAAGCCATTTCGAGTTTACCTTTTTGAGTAAGTGAAGGAGGATCGTTCCATTCAGTGATATTGTCAAATCGTTGTTTGGCCTCGTTACCCGTTAAATCAGCTGCATCATTCGAATATTGATAAACAGCAAATGCAGGTCTTTCCTTATCAATGTAGCTAAAACAAACCTCATCATTGATAATTCTACCCTCAGATAACAGTTGAGCTGTATCAATCCAAACATCATTTTGATCAAAGTAATCCTTTCTCTCAAAGATCAATCTGCCATTTTTAATCCAATACTTAGCATTGAATAGTTTATTGAGATGACCTTGCATCAAGGTTTCAACAGTCTCTACCGGGAGATTCTGACCAATCAATCTTGAATCAGCAAAGGATGGTTTATATCCCTTTCTCACCTGGGCAGAAAACAAAAGCGTATTGTAATATGGTGATGCAGCATCATTGAGTATAGATGATTGAAATTCAATGCCGCATATATCACAAGCATTCTTGATATAATCCCTTACAAATGCTGTTGGATGATACCACCCACAGAGAATTAACCTTTCTTGAATATCATCAAGCCATCCCGTTAAATTCAACCATACATTTTCAGGATTTATCCATTCGCTATCATTGCAATCACTTTGAGAACAATCTGTGCCGGGTATTAAACAAACAATTGTGCAAATGCCGTATAAAAGAAATGCAATAGAAGCAAGTGCAAGTGAAAGTGGTAGATTTATGCTAATAATAAATGTATTCAGTAAGGCATAAATCAAAACAATGATGTAATAAAGGAATTCAGGCCTAAGATCAACACAATATCTCAGTTTCTTTCTGTTTTGTTGCAAGAAATCATTGCGATCATCCCAAATAACTACAGACTGAATGCAATTAAGATCTTCGTTTTTTTCAATGATGTTTGTCGTAATTGAACAGATTGGCTCACACCAATCTATTGAAGTAGCGGTTATGATCCCGGTAAAGACAATGCGATTGCAGCACTCGTCATAAATCTTGACTTGCACTTCATTGGCAAAAGCATTTAGATCGTCAATAAGTTGGGCTTTAAGTATTAGATAGCCATCATCATAAAAAGTAAGTTCAGAACTGTAGCTTGTTTCAACTGCACCCTGATCGTTATTTTCTCTTACTGTAGTTTGAAAAGCATCAAGACCATCTATTCTTCCCGTTAGCAACGTTCCATTTAGCTCTATCTTGACAGGTGCTTTCATCTTGCTTTGTTTCTGATTCTCTGTTCTTTGTATTGAATTCGGGAGACGATTCCATTTATCCCCCTTTCATCAATAGACAAATTTAAGCCAGTTTGTTCGCGAATGGCCTTCTCAATTTTATTAAGTTTTTCATCCGTTGACTTATTGTTGACGACAACAAGATTCTGATTGATATTTTTAAGCAAGTTGGGGTTTCTTCCTGAATGAATTGCCTCCAAAAGCGGCCTATATTTTTTTGTCTTTTCAGCAGTCATAACGAACTCACCCTTGTGAACGGTTCCTGCTTCTTGATATTTGCCTCCATCACCCGTATAACCACCCTTGGCAAATGAAGTTCCTACTGATCTTGCCTGAGCAATTGCAGCAGCAATACCCGCAGCCATAGCAATCAAAGTGGCCGTAATTGTGAATGGTGCCGCCGGGCCTCCTTCAGCGGCAGCTTTTGTTACAGCAATAATTCCATTGGTAGCGGCCTCAATTACAGCAAGTGACTGTTGCTTTCTAACATATCTTTCTCTTTCTTCATTTAGGGCGTCAAGTTTTCTTTGCTCAAGCTCGAGAAGTTTAGCATTACCCTTTTCTGCAATCTTTTCAGCCTGAGCAACCCTTGATCTTTGAGCTTCAATCTGTGCCTCTGTTTGTTCTATTGCCGCATTGATAATTACCCTGGTAAGATTGAACACTTCCTTGATAATGTCTTCAATCCCTTTAATGATAACCTTAGTTCTTTCCTCAGCTTTTTCTTTTTCGTAATCTGTGTATTCATCAGTATAACCCTTCATCTTCTCAGCAAACTCAGCCTGAAGTTTAAGGATTTCATTAGTGGCCTTTGTGAATGTCAACACGCGAGCAAGTGGGGATGATCCTAATGGAAGTGTATTAGCCTCAGCCGTGGCCTGTTTACCAATAAACTTAATTCTTTCATCAAGTTCTTTTTGTAAAACTGATCTGATAAGATTAAGATTGTCATTCAAGCGTTTTTCAAGTGCTGCTCGTTGATCGGTTGTTGTGGCTTCGTTTAATCGCTTGAATAATTCTTCTCTTTCGGCTTCAAATGTGGTTAAAAGAGCCTGGGCCTCAATGATAATGGACTCAAGCCTTGTTTTTGCAAGCTCATCAATAACGGCTTGTGTTTCTTTAGCTTGATCAATAGTTTTATTCAGATAATCCTTTTGCCCTTTGAGAATCAACTCACGTATCTTTTTATCTACATCAATTTGATTCTTTATCTTTTCCTGATTACGAATAGTCTCATATTGAGCCTCAAGTTGACTTGTTAAAATGCCCTTTTCCCTTGCAGCAGCTATTTCTCGGTCAATTTCACGATCAATACCTTCTTCCTGAATAACCTGGACATCCCTGAGTTGTTTTATCTGAGCTTGAACATCCTGAAGATCAACAAAAGTTATTTTTTGCTTTTTAATGTCCTCATTATTCTTGCGGATCCTGTTTATCAAATCAAGATATGCTTGTTCGGCATCTTTTGTTTTTTGTGCTGCATCAGGATCATTTGTGTCAAAGAATATTGAGAAATCAATTCCCTGCAATTCTTTATCAAGTGCATTTATTGTTCTTCCTGTTTCTAAAAGATCATTATTCACTCCTTGAATACGCTGTCTTGCTAAAAGTGACTGGCGATTGGCTTCAAGTGAGCTGAATGGAATCTCTATCTTCCCATTAAGTTCATTAGCCCTTTGGATAGCCAAATTGATAACTTCATTCGTCAATCTGAGTCCTTCTGTTTGATCAGTAAGCTCTTTTTTGATTGTATTGAAGTTAATAGGTGCGCCACCCGTCTCAGCCACTCTGCTTCTAAGCAAAATGAACTCAGCAATGTTGTCAATGAGTATTCTTTGCTGTTTGCTCTGCTGTTCGTATTGCTGAGTCAACTGATTCTCAACCGCTGAAGCTCTTGCTTTAAGGGTAATCTGTTGCCGGAGTTTTTCATAAGCCTCTGCTGTTTGATCTACAAACTTCTTTTCATTTTGAAGGTTTGTAAGTGTAATTCCGTACTTAGAATTGATTTGATCAAGCACGGCTTGTCTTTCTTTACTTGCGAGTGATGTTTGTTTTAAAGCGTTAAACAGTCTATCAAGTTCGGCAGTCTGTTTGGTTGCAAGTGCGGATGATTCTTCTCTAACATTGGCAAATGCCTCTTTTAAAGTAATAAAGTCCTGGGCAACTGCATCGGCCTCATCACTGAACAATACAAAAGTTGAAATTAAAGTTGTAAGCAGCGTAATAAAGAATCCAATGGGGTTATTAGCTATTGCTGCGTTGAATCTATTGGTTGAAGCTGTTGCAGCGTTTGTAGCAATCGTTTCTGCGGCAGTGGCCTCGGCACTTTTCTTTTTAAATACCGTTTTTATCGCAATAATTCTTGCTGCTATTGTATCTGCGGCAGTTTCAGCCTTAGTCGCAATGATGTTTGCGTACTTTTTAGCTGTTGCAATGCCATCTACTTGCTGCTGCTTAAATTTAGCTGTTGTCAAATAGATTGTTGCCGCTGACAATGCGATAAAGGCAAGTCTATTTTCCCTGATCAGTTCCGGCAACGCTGCGAGTCCTTTAAATATTGACTCAATAGCTGTAACAAATACCAGGAACACAGGGATCAATCCTTCACCAATAACAATTTTGATGTTTTGCCAACTTTCTTCAAGACGTGCAAGCCTTCCTGTGGTTGAATCAGCAAGTGCCTCTGTCAATCCAAAGAACCTGCCCCCCTCACTTGTTGCTCGTTTAAATGCTTCTTTAACTATATCAATACTGATTGCCCCATCGGACATTTCATCTTTGAGCTGACCAATAGACTTTCCTGTAACCTGACTAATTTCAAAAAGCGGGTTAAAACCTGCTTGGATAAGCTGATTCAAGTCTTGACCATACAAACGTCCTGCCGCTGTAATCTGACCAAAGGCAACTGATAATCTATCAAGTGGCGCACCTGTTCCGGCAGCAATATCTCCAAGCTGTCTGATCTGTTCAGTTACATCTTTAGCCGCAACACCGTAACCGAGCAATATCTTGGAAGACTGTAAAATCTCCTCAGGTGTAAAAGGAGTTTCAACGGCAATCTGCCTTAATTCCCCAATTAGCACTTTTGCTTTTTCAGCTGATCCAAGGAATGTAGAAAATGCAATGGTTAACTGCTCATATTGGGCTGCTGCTTGGATAGAACTCTTTCCAATTTCAGCGATTACCGCTGCTGCACCTGTAAGACCAAGTGCAAGACCCGCATTGTTAAAAGCGTTTCTGAGTTTAAGTACGCCCAGGATGCCGGGGTTGGTATCAACCTGTGGTGTGATCTTTTGATCTTTGAGTTTTTTAATCTGAGCTTCTAATGAAGCAATCTTGGCCTTGAACTCACTAACATCGCCCTCAACTTTGATCTTTCCACTTCTACCTGCTCTTTGAAGCAATTCAATCAACTGCTGAATCTGAAGTCTTACTCCGGCAATCTCAGTGGTAATCTTGATTGTACCGCTATTCTTGAGGATGATTAAATCCTGTTTAATCCTCTCAATATCAGACTTGAGCTTTACAGTATCTAAAGTAACTGTAATCTTAGCGTCCTTTTGTAATTTGGCAAGGGTATCAATGAGTTTATTCAACTCAGCCTGTGCGCTTTTGGTATCGGCATCAACCTTAAAGACTACATTTTTTACGGCCATCTTTTATTTTCTTAGTGAGGTAATTTGTCTGTTGCTGTTGCCAATTCCCTCATCTGACCCCATTTTTTCCGCATTCTCATTCCTTTCTTCCGAGATACGAATATAAGTATTTAGCGTCATGTAATATTGATCGACACTTAAAGATTCTAACGCATTCATTTCTGAAACTTTATTGTCGCAAACTACCTGATTTAGATAGTTTATATCATCAATATACTTGACAAAAGCTATTTGGTCAGAAATCTTACTGACTTTTCTGCTTCTTGGGCGTTCTGAATCAAATAGTTTAGTATATCTGCTTGAGATATTTGTGAAAATCGTATTGTGAGTGTGAACGCCCTTTGGACAAAAAAATTGAATGCCTCCATGTCTTCTTTTATAAAATCAACCTTCATCTTGCGATCAACCTCACTAAAACTTGACTCATCTTCTCCTTCTACCACAAAATAGCATGAAGCAAGCTCAATTAGCGTCTGCTCCTCTCCAATAAAGTTCATTCTGAACTCCATATCGTTCAATATCCCAAATAGACTAACAATATCGCCATTATTGGCAAATTCCTTCATCTTATTCATCAGGCCGATCATAACCTCCTTAGTCATGTTCATCTCCTGAAGCCTGGTCGCTACTTCTGCTGAAATAGCCCTTCTTGCAGGCATAGACATTGGGTTATCATACTCAAACCACTTTCTACCCTTGCTATCCGTAAAAATATGCGTTAATGGAATTTTTTTACCTGTGTTCGCATCTCCCCACAGCTGTTGTTGTTTCCTCTTGAATGGCCACATTACTTTTTCTTTGTTTTAGTTTTTTTACCCATGATCGAAGCAGTACAAATTGCATATGAAGCACTTTTGCTTTTCCCGGTGCGCATTACATCCGTAACGCATCTTTCAAGTTTTTTTGGCATATTCTATTTTTTTAAGTACCTAACAAAATTACTATGAAACGTCCACAAGTAATACCTCAAACAGTCAAGCAAGTGAGTTTTGCTTGAATCCTTAGTCTTATCAATATTTCCTGCCCAGTCACTTTCAACATAAAGCAAGTCATTGATTAGAAATTGACAACTTGAATCAATATAAAAATCAGTATACTTCTCAAGCATTGAATTCAAAAGCACCCGTGAATTCTTAATCGAAGGATTAAAAGTAGGCACCTTGAAATTACTCCTTGGTACATTCAACTCCTCCTTGATGATCATGTAGTAATTCATAGCTCCTTTAGTCATCGCGCTCCTATTTGATCCTGAAGCATCACCCGTCACAATAAACTCCTTACCGGGAAAAGCCTTCTTAATCTCAGCGCATAAGGCAAATATATCTGAGTTACGAAGCCTAAACTCCATCAGCACTCTAACACTCTCATCATAACTCTGACAAGCCAAACATGTAATTGGATCAACGTTAAAGTCAAAAGACAAAATAATGGGATGCTCCAAATTCAACCTTAAACCTGCCCGAATAGTCCTTTCCTTATTAAACGCATAAGCAAATGGCCTATTCACATCCAAGGCATCCCAATCACCATTGACAAACACCGCCCTGGTCAAATCATCCAAATTAGTCAAACTATCTAAATACTCCTGTGGCAAACTACTGTTATCCTCCATAGTCGCTCTGAGGTAATAATACCTATCAGGCAATGTTCCATTCTTATGAGGCATATAAAACCTCTGCTTCGTCCAATTCTGACTCGGATTGCACGTAATAAAAATCAACTTAGGCGGCATTGGCTCAATAATATTACGACCACAACGCAAGATCGCCTTGTTAAACGTCTTTTCCTGCAACTCCTGTCCCTCCTCAAGAAAGAAAAAGTTACCCTCCAATCCATCAAAGTGAGTCAAATCCTTATCATTGGCAAAGTTCTCAGAGATAAACTGTAACTCACTGCCATTCTTAAAAACTATCAACTTATCATTCTGATGATACTTCTTGATAAAACTCTTAGGGCATAACTTGAAAAAACTCTTAATCGAAGTCTTCTTCAACTTAGGAACGCTTTCCCTGACCACAAAAGATCTACTCCCAGGATAAAACTTAGCAAGCATAATGGCAATAGCCATACTTACATACGTCTTTCCACCCCCGGCAGCTCCTCCGTACATCAAATAACTGTATTTCCCACTCAAGGCAGACTCAATAAACTCCTGCTGCTTAGGAAAAGGTTTAAATAGAACCATAATACTGCCGATTATAACTATTCTTAAATCGAATAAATCTCTTTTCTATCTTCTTCCATTCACGTAGACTATCACGCTCAAAATCATCTAACCCTCTAATCCTTTCGTCATATTCTAACTCAACGATACGCCTACTGATGAAACGATGAACCTCCTTAATGCTATTTAAGCTCTTACAGAGACTTTCAATCAACAAGTCAACCTCCACTTCAGTAAAGCCATCATAAGCCTGTATATACCTCGGTAAATCACTCATCAGTTCAAAGATATACGATCATTCAAATTCATGTAAACACTGTAATAAAACTGATACTTGGAAAAGTAAATACTGTCCAGGCCATGTACCGATAACTGATACTCCATATGCGCCACAATGCACTCACAATGATTCACCGCAGCCATTAAACTCCCGTGACGACGAATCATAGACCGAGCTTGCCTATCAATGTAGTTATCTCTCATATGCTCAAATGGAATACACTTGTCATTGGAACTTAATAATCTGTTCCCCGATTTGGAAGACCTGCTCCTGTGCCGGTTCTGCATGCATACCCCCCTCATTATTCCACTGCATCGGATCCACATTTTTTAATCCAAAAATTACTGCAGTTGTGGACGGGTTAACATAACGTCGTTTTGTGGTGATCGTTTTCCCCGCATGTTCACCCAATTTATTAAAACGCTCAACCGTTTCTGTTTCTTCTATAAAGTAACCGTTTATTTGTCGTTCTAAACTGCTCTGAAGTTTTGGCAATAAATCAGCTTTATATATAGCAGTGCAAAGTTGTTTCGATTCTTTGTAAAGGTTTAGAAGATTAACATCGGTTTTTATGATCGCATGGAAACGGGCCGCATCTAAACCGACATTCGATAAAATAGAAGACATAGTATAAACCCCCTCTGCGTAAATCTTCAACGCTTGTTTAATCTTTTCACTTTCGCCGGGTAAGTCCAGGCTAACAACCTCTGATTGTTTTTTGGGTTTTCTCATAAAAACAAAGGTAGAAAAAAAATCACCTTTTCAGGACGGAGGAAAAAAGAAACGTTTTCGGGTAAACCCCCAAAAATCTGTTTAGGTTAACCTCTGATCACAACCAAAAAAGGTT